TAGGCCGTCGACTATACGCGTCCGCATCAGAAAGTTAAGTATAGTAGTTAAAATATAACTGAATTTATTGAATAGCGCAAGGAATACCTACATCGAAAACACGCTTTTTCGGATATAAGTAGCTTTTTAGCTAGCTACAGAAAACTCAGGAGCAGCATTTTCTACCATAATTTGTCTAGTTGCTATTTCAGCTTCAGACAATTTAATTTGGTTAATGATCTCACGAATTTTTTCGTCAATCCTAACCATATCAAGAGTATATTTACCCTCTTGAATGTAGTGCTTTTCCCAATCAAGTTCTAACGATCTCTTTTGTTTGTAAAGATCTTGAACTGATATCATCTACAACCTCCTCATAGGTTATCCAGCAAGAAGACTTAGAATAAGCCCTTTCACTGTCCTTAAACAATACCTCATTTTGTCCTATTTTGTCAAGGATAGCTTTTTCTATGCTTTCTGCATTATCATCTGATGTAATATTAAAATCAGCTGTGTAACCGTAAGCTCTAATTTTAACATTAAATTTAGTCATGATTTTTTCTTTCTAACATAAAAAAAGGGAGCCCGTAAGGGCTCCCTTTAATTAAAAATGCTTAAATATTAAGCACCTGGTGATCCGTACATTCCTCTCGGGTCAGACCAACCAAAAGAGTATCTCTCTCTTGCTTTGTATCTAACGTTACCTGTATCGAAGTCGCCTTCCATAGCAGTTTTGATCGGAGCTCTAACGAACTGTTTCATTCCATTTGGAACGTCAGTTTTTACGAACCAAGCATCTGTGTCTGTTAAGAAGTTGTTAATTACATAACCTTCTTGAACAAGACCCATAGATCTGATCGCGTTAGTGTCGTTATCTGCAGTTCCAGTTCTTAGAGCAGATTTCATCAATCTCTCAGCAGTGAACTGAAGTTGAGCAGGAACGATCAACTTGATTCCTCTTGCAGCGATTTTAAGACCACGTTCGTCAGTCAAGTTATTGATATCAATCAATGCTTGTTCTAATGAAGTTTCATTAAGATCCGCAGCAGTAGTTAGTGTGTTTTGAAACGTACCAGCAATCGTAGGGTGGTTAGTTGCAAATAAAGCAACTCCGTCACCACCTGGATAACTTGCGCTGAAGCCATTGTTTAAAACGTTAGCTGCAGTCACTTGCTTAGTATTCGCCATAGATCTAGCTAAAGCTTTTGTATATCTAGACGCAAGTCTGTCATACAAGTTGTCTTCGATCGCTTCTTCAGTGATCGCAAACGCTAAAGCAATAGTGTTATGCGTATATCTAGCTGTGAAAGTTTCTTGAGCATTGTCAAATGTCACACCTGAACCTTCCGGTTTAATTTGTGCATTCGCAAATCCTGATAACATTACTTCCTCTTCGAAAGCCCTGTCAGAATTTTCAACGTCAAAAATCTCTAAGTGCTGATTTTCGTATCGTTTATATTCAAGACCGAATAGTGCATTCAATCCTGGTTCTAGTTCTTTAACTAGTTGTCCTCTTGATATAGCCATGATTTATTCTCCTATAGTCCAGTAAATTGTTTGTAGAAATGGTTGTTAATGATAGCAACTACATTCACGTTAGTAGAATAAGTTGTAGCATTTAATAATCCATTCTCACCAGAATCATTAGTAACACCAATAATTCTAAGTTGAGAGCTAGTTGTAACTCCTACTGTTGATGTATTAATTTGAACTTTCGAAAGATAGTTCGCTGAAGATCCAGCAGTATAAACTATATTCGCGTTCGAAAATATATCAGCAATAGCAAGTGTTGAGCTAGCTTCGATTTCGTACCTCTCATATGGGTCGCTCGCCACATAACCGATAATATCAGTTGCTGTGTTAGAAGCGTCCAAGTGATTAGTCCATGTTGGTTTCTTAGTAGATGTATTCGTGAAGAAAACCCCGTTTAGAGAACCTAGTAATTGCACATCTGTCGTAGATGCAACACCAATGTATCCTGTGTTCAAAGCTTGAACTGGATCGAATTGGTAAATTGCAGACGAGTTTGCAGCAATACCGTAAGACGCTAAACCTTGGTTGTCATCATTCTGACCTACTTTGCCTATTGGTCTAAGACCAAATGGGGCATTTGTATTTGTAGCCATGTTTATTTCCTTGTTTAAGTTTATATTTACTTTGTTGATATCACAAAAAAATTACTTTTTGTTCGTACCACCAAAAGTTACACGAGTCTGCCTCTCTGCATCGATCGGCATACTTGGGTGCTGTTCCTTCAAAAGGTCGTTTTTGTAAGCATCTTCTCGATCCTTAGTTTGTTTTGCAAAATAAGCATTTCGAGCTTGAGCAACCTCTTCAGGTATCCTTGCCAGCGCAAGGCCACCGTGTCCGATGATTCCCGCGTATTTACCTTCTTGGATAGTAGAAAAAGTTTCACCTGGATATTCATCAGCTCTTACGAACTCGTATCCGGATCTTAGTTTACTAGAAACGTTTTTAGTGTCATCTTGACCTAATGTTTCTAATCTAATCCACTTATGTCTATAACCGTCCTTAGGGCGCGGTGCATCTAAACTAGATGGTGGAGTCCAAGTTGTAGGTCTCTTTTCAGTAGCCCTAGTTTGGCTCGCACGTGGGGTCTTTGTATTTTCGTTTTTCATATGCCTTATACCTCCTTCGTGATATTTAATTGTTTCGCATATTCTTCTAATGGCACTCCTAATTTTTTAGCGATTGCAACTTGAGAAGGCGTGAGTCTCACAGTTTTGCGACCTGGTTTCGTACTTCGCTTCGCTGAAGCTACTGTTTGTACAGGTTGGGTCGATTCCGTTGTTGCGATCTTATCAAATTTATGTGGGAATTCAAGTCTTATTCTTTTATCAATTTCCGCATAATATTCGTCACTTGCAGGGTCATAACCTTCATCATCTACTAGCTTTTTATGTATGTCAAAAGCCGTGTAAGTCATAGCTGAATCAGATCCAAACCATCTATTCCTAGCTCCCCAAGATTCCGCTTTTGGATCAGGTCTAGTTGCATCTGTTTGTTCTCTAGTTAAATTAATTTGAGGCTTAAGCTCTTCTTTTGGCATATTTTCATATGCAGCTTTAGCATCCATTAATCTAGCTTCTTCATAACCTAGTCTTGCTATTTCTTTTTGTGCACTAACTTCAGCTGCTAAGTCCTGAGCATTTCTTGCTTCAGCTAATTTAGCTTGAGCGGCTTGTAGACCAGAAGCAATCCTTGCTTCTCGATCCTTGACGCTTGCTGATTCTAATGAAGAATATCTTTTAAGAGTTGCTTCTTTTTCAGTTTTTAAAACTTCAGCATATCTTAAAGCTTCTTCTTTTTGACGTTCTGCTTCACGCATTTTTTTCGTAAGTTTAGCAATACGTCTTTGCACATCTTTACTATAGTCTTCTAATTCGTCTTTCTGTGTTTTTTTCTCGTCGCTTGTTTCTTGTGACGAGGTGCTAGCGGCTTGTGACTCGGTTGCCACTTTTGCATCACTAGGCTTCTCAGCTTTTGGAGCTGTTTCTTGTTCAGCAGTTTCTACTCCATCTGTTTCAGGTTTTGATGTATCTTCTAACTCAACATCAACCGCTGGTCCAGATGTATCTATATCAACTGTTTTTTTATCGTCTGGCATAGTTTTCTCCTATGGTTTATATATAGTGAAGTACAGATTCAGGATCAGGAATAGTTCCTAATACTTCATCATCGTTTAATATACGAACTTCACCGCCTTCTATTGGTAGCCTTGAACCCGCGTAGCGAGCAAAGATCACCCAATCTCCTTTTTTACACCATGGTCCTGTCGGATATCTTTCTTTATCGTGATATGCCTGTGGACCAATTTTTAAAACATAACCACAATTTGTAGCTATTCTTAAACGGTCTAATGATTCTTGCGATATGATTAATCCACCTTTAGTTTTATCTTTAGGTGTAAATGGTAATACTAGAAGTCTCCAACCAGATGGTTCTGGCAATTCATCAACTACAGATTTTATATTTTCTGGATTTAATGGTTCTTTAGCAGCTTCTACTTTATTTTCTTCGTTGTACTTATTCTCAAGACCTAGGTTTATTTTTGGTATTTCCGAGGTCGATAACGTTTCCGTTGTCATCTTTTTGCTCCTTTTCGTTTAGCAGGTTAGAGATTTCCTGTTGTATTGTTTGGTAGGCATTTGCCTGTCCTAACATGTACTTGTATTTTTCCATATTGTCAACGGTTCCTGAAATCATTGCATCACCAATATTTTGGTAATTATCTCTTATGAACTTTTGCAATTTTGTTAAAAATGTTACTGCATCCATGACTTTCTCCTTTGTTGTTTATATTAACAATTCCACTTTCTAAGGGACTTATTAATTCTTGAATTTGGATCTCTAGCAGTTTTTGCAGAGGTCAATCTTTTTTTCATACCAGACATTCTAGCACAAAAAGACTTCCTTCTATTAGCAGCTTTTGAACCTTTTTTCAACTTACTAGGTTTAGTAGTTACAGCTAATGATAATTTAGATCCTGGATGTTGACGTCTATAAGATGCAATACCTTTTTTATTTAAACCACCTTCTGGATTTTTACCTTCTTGTCTTTGCCAAGCAGGAGTTCCACCATCAGCCGCTTTAAATTTCTCTTCGTTAGATATTATTTTAGCTTTTCCGCAGCCCCTAGTATGAATACCAAGTCCAGCCATTATTTTTTCTTTTTAGGAAAACCAGCTTTCATATT